TGCAGCAGCAGTCTGCCAGCTGTGTAGCCAGAGCATTCTGCCCCTGCATCAGCGCAACGTTGGTGCTGTTGAAGCCCTGCTGCATGGCGTTGGTGACACCGTTCAGGCCCTGCTGCACGCCGTTGAAACCCTGAAGCATCCCGGTGTTCATGGCATAAAAGCCATCACACAGGCCGCTTTCCAGCCCGTTTAGCTTGTTCATGACGCTCTGGTTGTCGAAGCCGCGCTGCAGGTCTGCCTGGGTCACTGCGCTGGTCATATAAGGCGAAGCACCGCCCATGCCCATACCGCCGCCCCAGCCAAAGCCGCCCATGCCGCCCCAGCCGAACATGCCGAAGATCAGAAAGAGGACAATCCAGCCCATCCAGTCGCCGCCCCAGCCATTACAACCATTGTTATAGCTGTTGTTGGCAGGCTGCACCGGCATGGTCAGGACTGCGCTATCGGAAGATAAAGACATAATCTTGCTCCTTTCGTGTTTTTTGAAACATTTATTCTAAATGCGGCCGCATTTTAGAATCCAAACATGTTTTTCATGCCGTTGAGCATCGGCGCGATCTGCTGCGCCCGCTGCTGAATGGCGTTGAGCTGCTGTTGTGAGAGCTTCCCTGAAGTGAGCATCTGGTTTATCATCTCCTGCGGGTTCTTGCCCTGCATCTGGCCCATAAACTGTTGAAACTGCCCGCCAATGGGGTTCTGGGTCTGTCGGCCCATCGAGTTATACAAGCTGCTGCTCATCGTTTAGCTCTCCTTTTCCGGCTCTTGTGCTTCCTGCTTCTCCAACGCCGCCAGCTTTGCCGCCAGCGCATCGAACTCCTTACGGGTGACATACTCCCCGCCTGCGGCTTGCGTGGCTGCAATCGACGCTTTGGGACCTCCGGTGCGTTCCTTGTAGTCGTAGATGCGGAGCGGGAACGGCCTGCCGTCCTGCCCAACCTCTTTGATGTAAAATGTATCGGAATCGGCATCCAGTAAAAGCACCCGGCTCCCGTTGGCGACCAAATATCCGCGCGCTGCAGCCTCGCCCTGCACCCAGATAAAGCCGCTGTCAGCCGGTGCGGCCTGTGCCTGCATTGCCGGCATCATGACAGGCTGAGGCTGGTATTGCGCCGCCCGGAGTTGTTCCAACTGCCCCTGTGGCTGTTGGTAGTACGTCTGCGGGTATCCGTTATAAATCGGCATCGCTTAGTCCTCCTTGTACCAGTAAAAAATCGGGCACTCCCTGCCGCTGTCCCAGCTGTCCATCCACTCGCCATTGATAACAGCCAGAACGTGACCAGAGCAGCCCAGAACATAGATCCCGCGCGGGTACTCCCTTGCAAAATCCTCCACGGTGTAGCAGGTGGAGCAGTCTGCCTCGACAAGGCGGCGCTTGAATCCGCGCTTTTGGAGGTACGCGCCCCATGTGCGGTTGGCGCTTGGCATGTCGCCCAGTGCATAGCCCATCATGGCAAGCCCTACATACGCCTGCTCCCAGCTTTGCCCGGTGGCAGCTGCAACGGCTCGCACTGCACAGTCACCGACGCTGCTGCCGCGCGGGTTTGGGTTGAACTTGTGCCACATGGAGCTCCCCTCCTTATGCGCCCATCATATCAGAATGCGTTAAAATGAAAGACAACGAACGTCAAACGAAGGACAAAAAAATTTTTACATTTGACGCTAAATGTATTTACATTTGATGTCAAATGTGCTATAATAAGGGTGTCAAGAGAAGCAATTAAACAACGGAGGAACGAACAATGACCAAGTACAATCTGCATGACATCATGAACAACGCATGGAGAATCTTCCGGAATGCGAAGGCCGGGCATGGGTCCGAAGTGATCTTTGCCAGCGCTTTGAAAAAGGCATGGAACATGGCAAAGACCGTTGCCAAGGAAGCCGCTGCTGCTGCCGAAAGAGCCGTCGAAGCTGCCAAGCGCGAATCCGCCGGTGTCGTCCGGATGCACTACTCTCAGTACAAAAACGAGTACAGCAACTGCCAAACCGTTGATGGCAGCTACGACAAGAAGACCAAGACCATCGAGGTTATGACCAAGGTTGCCCGCGTCTTTGAGCGCCGCCCCAGCGTGACCGCGATCCGTGGCTTGTGCCCCCGCTGCCACACTTACTGCTATGGCGATTGCATGGCTCGATAATAAAAAGGAGGAAACCATTATGACTAACATTGCAAAAGAATTTATCACTGCGAATGCTGCTCTGTATGAACTGGCTGTCAAATCCATTGGGCTTGGCCGCCTGGATGCCATCCTCGGAGACTATCAGCAGCGCTGGGATGCCGATGAAGCATTTGATTTGTCCAAAATCGGGATGCTCAATGCGTTTGATCCGGAAGCCTGGAAGCGGAAACCGGATAACGAGGCTGCCGAATTGACTGCATGCTTGAGTGAAATTGCCAGTAAGGTAGAAAAAGAGCTGCTGGATGCCTGGACAACTCGATATGACCGGCAGCAGATGCAGGCCATCCTTGATGCCCTGTGCGCTATTGACCCTGACGGAACGCTGATTATTGGCGGTCGGACAGTCTATTACACACAAATTGCCGAATCCTGGAATTATGTGCACGGGAAGGACCGTGCGTTGTACATCGACCGTGGATTTGACATTTAAGGAGGAATCGAGATGGATGCACTTTTTACATCCGTTGTGCGGCTCAGCGAACAGGGTTTGAGTCTCAAAAAAATCAGCAAGCAGCTCAACATCAGTGAGCAAAAGGCACGAAAGATCCTGATTACGGCGGGGGCGTGGTCGAGCCCGCTGGCGGACTCGATCGCTGCGATGACAAAAAAAGGGAAAGGTGTCGATGAGATCGCGGCAGCATTAGGTCTTGGACGCAATGCCGTACTGTCGTATATGCCGTATGACCGAGGCATGAAGGGCGCGGAGTACCCCACGATCAATGCCATCCGCATCCGAGAATGCCGGAATCGAAAGAAGGTGAAACCAGAAAATGAGCAATTTTGACCAAAAGAAATACATTGCCGACTACGTCAAGGAAAACTATGACCGCATGACGGTTCGGCTGCCAAAAGGTCAGCTCTCAGTATTAAAAGAGCGGGCCGCACAAAAAGGCATGAGTATCAACGGCTATATTACACATCTGATTAACAAAGACGCAAACGATGAAAGTAAAAATTGAAAAGGGCCAGCATTTTGGACATTGGCAAGTCCTCGGCCCGTCTAGCAAACCTTACTACTATACTTGCAAATGTTGCAAATGCGGAGCGGTAAAGGATGTTTATAAAAGCTCACTTGTCCTCGGCAAAAGCTCGCAGTGCGCAAGTTGTGCTTCCTCGGTTCCGCGTCCTGAAATATCCAAAAAGAATCAACAAAGAGCAGAAGAACGCTATCTTGGAAAAACAGTCAACGGATGGCAAGTGATCGAAATCTTGCCACCCAAAAGCGGGAGCGAGAGCTTCCGCTGTCGCACGGTTTGTCCCGTTTGTCAAAAAGAAACCGTGACTGCGCTCAGCCGCCTATCCGTCATAAAGCACTGTGCCGCCTGCAACAGGGATATCAAGCGAAAGTCTGACGCGATCCATACAACCGCATGGGCCGACGGATCTAGCCTGGCTGCCGCAAAAAGCCGCATATCCGGAACAGTCAACCGAAATTCTGCGACCGGAGCAAATGGTGTTTCCAAACTTGCCGATGGCAGATACAGAGCTTACATCAACTTTAGGCGTAAGCAATATCACCTTGGTCTGTTTTTATCGTTTGAGGATGCCATGGCCGCCAGAAAAGCAGCTGAACAACTTATCTACGGCGATTATCTCAACCAGCACGAAGGCTGGGAAGACGCCCTGCAGGAGGCCCTGAAAAAGCTAAAAGACACTCAGTCATAAACTTTGGAGGTCATCACAATGACAGTTGATTTGTACGCACATTATGGTACACTAGCCCATGAGGCTACACCGGTTTACGCATGGGGAGCTGATGTCACTGACTCTTATGACCGTGTATCTGTCACAATCCCGGCCCGTTACAAACCTTACAAGACCATGAGCGGCGAGCTGTGTGTGTGTATCCCGTACAACAACGAGGAGTTCTCGTCTGAGCTTGTGGATGCACTCAATCGTTTCCCAGACTTCTGCCGTGACTGTGTGATCCAAAAAATTGTCGAGTAAACAACAAAACCCCCGGTGTCCACTGTGGACACCGGGGGTTTTCAAATATCCACCCTCTTGTGCTTCTTCGAGAGGCCGGGAGGATTTGTTGGACATATTATACCACAAATCGTGTAAAAAGAAAAGCGGCAGACCCGAAAGCCTGCCGCTTCAATGCGTTTTCGTGAAAAAACGCACCCAACTGAGATTATAGTATCACACATCCAGCATTTTATCAATAATTTTCAGCCTATTGCCGATTGATGTCCGGCAATACGGCACACGCGCTGCAATATCAACTTGGCATAGCTGGTCAACGTACCGCAACCGGGCGATTTTCCGGTCATACCTCCCAAGCGGCGCACGTTTTATCACAGCTTTTATCTGTTCTGCATTAAGCCCTTGCAACGCTGGCGGAAAGACTATGCGAGCCGCCGCCACAGGCAGCACCGAGCCAGAAGGGCTGCGGGAGCTGTCCGGCGTTGCGCACCATTACGGTGACGGCACCGAGATGGTATGTTTTCGTGAGACCACGAAAACGTCCACAGACCATTTTCGTGACGTGCCGAAATTGCTCTTGTGCGGCGAACATACCGGTAACGTCACCGATATGGTGGTATGTAGTGCTTGCCATGATATCCTCCTTACAGCTGCTTGATGCAGCGATTGGTCAGCTTGCTGTACACATCCTCGTACAACTCCTGCTTATCGCCGTTGTAGGTGTACTCAGCATAGATGCCGTCACCGTTCACGGTGGTAGACAGTAGAGCCTTGTAGTTCTGGAGCGTCTTGCAAGACCAGACCACAAAGACGTTTTCGAGGGTGATTTTGGTCTCGCGGTGCGCGTTGTACCACTCAACCAGTGCATTTTTGCACACGCTTTCATATTCTGCCATGCCGGTAATAATCATAATGTGTTTTCTCCTTATTCCTTTCCCTGCATCTGATTGAGGACGTGATCGGCGTGGATGGCGGCAGATGTGAAGGAGTTGTTCTCCCACCACGCCACGAGGGAAGCGACGACGGTGATGCCGGTGGTGATGATCTGCTCCAGCTGCTCCGACTCGATGGGAAGCGGAGAGTGGCCGGTTGCGCTCAAAATCTGATTGGTCAGTGCCAGCGCGAGGACGGCGGTGCGGGCGATGGTTCCAGCGGAAATCTTGTTGTTGGTCATGGTATCAGTTCCTTTCCTTTTCTTCGAGGTCGGCAATTCGGTGATCGGCGACCTTCATCTTCTCTTCCAGCACAGGGATGCGCTGGGCGAAATTGTTGTGTGCCCGGACTTCTCTGGTCAGTTCTTCCAGCTTGGTTTCGGTCACGGCTTGGCTTTTGCTGTTTGCAATCAGAACGCCGATCAGCGTGATTGCACCGGTAATGAGGGCGGCTGCGATACTCTCCATTCGGCTTACCCCTCCCGGAGCCGGTCCAGCCCCTTCTTTGCGATGATTTTGGCATAGTCCTTGTAAGGCACCGACAAATCCACATCACTGGACGCGCCCGGAATCTTGCCCTTTCTTGTGTACTGCCACAGCCCGAAGCTCCATTCCGGTGCGGGCTTCTTGCTGCGGTAGGCCGCCAGCCATACGTCATACGGCTTGAGCGCAGCCCCGGTCATGTACAGGTTATCACGCCCAAAATACAGCCCGGTGTACAGCATGGCGTAAAAGCCCCAGCGCTCCACCGTGCCCAGCGTGTGGGCGGCGATGTCCGTCAGGGTCTGCTTGTCAAGCGGTGCTTGTACATAGGTGTCCTCAATGTCCACCGCCACCGGAAGCTGCACCGTCTTGCCGGTCAGCACCTTGCGCAGCAGGGCAAGCTCTGCGTCTGCCTCTGCCGTGTTGACCGCCTTGCAGTAGTAGTACACGCCGCAGGGGATGCCAAGCCGCTGGCATTCGCGGTAGTTACGCTCAAAGGTTGGGTCAATGTAGGGTTTGCTGGGCTTGTCCTTTGCGCTGTTGCCCAGTGCACGTAGCATCACGCCGGAGACAAGGCCGCTTTCCTTGACCTTGTCCCAGTCGATGCTGCCTTGCCAGCGGGAAACGTCCATAATGGGGAGCATAATATCAGTCCTTTCTTTTTATGTGGGTGGATGGTCAGCTAAAGCTTCCTTTACTCCCACAAGTATTTTCGAGTTGCTTTTCTGATAATCCCGTCACCATCTGACCCGATAATAATTTCGTCGCCATTCAATGTAATAAATTCTGGTTCAGTCGAAATGTCAATTTTATGGCAGCCAACATAATTTCCGTTCAAGTCATAAACAATGACGATGTTGGGGAATGCGTATAGTGAGTAAATGAAATTATTATTGCATTCGATTCCTTGCATTAAGTAGCCATTTTTTATTGGCTCAAATTCTAACTTTATATTAAAATCATTATCGCATATTGCAAAACTATAATTGTTCCATACGCCATCCTTGGATAGCTCCAAAACATATTCATTACTATCTCCAATATATGCTATTCCGCCAATTCTTCTTCCGGCAGTCAATACGGTTTTACTTGACACAAGTTCAAGAGTTTCGGGAGACAAAAACCAAATATTTGTCTCCGAAGTGCCTCCATGAATAACAACAATAAGATTTTTTGCGGAATTGTATGTCATATCTCCAGCGTGTCCGTAATTGCCACTCGCACTCAGCACTTCTGTTTTAGACGCCAAATCATATTTATATATTGTAGCAATTGTGTCGTCAGTTTTGGCATAATATAAATACCCATTAGCAAAGACTCCGCCTTGCATTCTTTTCAAATTTTGTGTATCCACTATTGTTTCAAGTGAAACATTTGTAGAAAATGGATATGCGTTTATTTTTTTATTGAAGAATTGAAAATTTTCAAAACTAATGTATTTTAAGTATTTGTTAGCATCGGCATACTCCTCAAATTCGTCATCATTAGTGACATCGGTGTGGGAAATTAAGAACTTAACATGAGAATTTTTAGGAATAAATACGTGCCCTTTCTGCCATCCTGGGTCTTTAACAAACTTTCCGTTTTCGTCAAAATATGCAACACCTAATCTTCGACCTTTTTCTACACTTAAATTAATGTCGGTCTCGGTATCCATAATGTTCAACAAGCCCAACCTTGAATTAGTATCGGTATATGTAAGTTCTCCATTATTCCAATCATTGCAAGGTGTCCATTCGTTTGTTTCAAAATAATCATAAAATGTTATTTTTTCTCTTTTGCTCAATTTTTTAACTATATCTTTTACAGCATTTTTTGCAAGAATTTCACAAATTGGATTAAATTTAACATATTCCAAAAGTGTATTCACATTTGCTTTATATTCAAGTAATTCATTTTCCCCAGTTTTCGGAAATGCAGATATAACAATTCTAAAGTATGAGTTTTCTGGAATGGCATATTCTAAGGTACGCCATTTTGAGTCATAGAGAAATTTCCCATTAGAGTCATAATAATGTATACCAGCTCTCCTATTTTTGCCTATTGCAATGTACAGTTTTGAGGTGGTATGGATAATGTTTGTGGACACAATTCTATATTTAACATTGGCAATTTCACCATTAATTAAAGTGCCCAACTCAAACGGCGAATAAACAGATGGATTTTCCCATAAATCTCCCTTTAGCTGACCAACCGCCTCTCCCACCTTTGCCGCATCCGCAGCCTTGCCGGAGAGGGAGAGGGTGGGGTCGATGGCTTTCTGGATGTTTTCGCCTGCCGTATTTGCAAACTGCTCCACGTACTCGCCCATCTGGGCGATATCTTCGCGCACTTCCTTGCCCAGAACTGCGTTGCGGATCCCGTCGATGACTTCTTTCCATGGCTTCATAATCTGCCCACCTCCGTTGGCGTTGCATAAATCGTATCAGTTTCAAAGTTGAACGTATCCCACAGCCAGTCGTTCCCTGCAATTGCCGTTCGGCTGAACTTGTATGGGTTACAAGTGGCCATAATCGTTACGGTTGCGCTGTGATCTCCTGGTTTGAGCTCGACATCAAAAAAGCCATTCCATATCCAAGATGGATCCAGCTCAAAATAAAATTGCAGCCATTGCCCTTGCAGTGCGGTCTCCAAATCACTTCGGACGTTCTCCCATGTTTTTTTCGGTCGGAGAACTGTGAATTCCATCGTAATCGTTCTCTTTTTGAAGTGCACCTTTCCGTCCAACGCACGGGTCAGGTTCAGAACCTTATCAGATCCTGGCACATAGACCAGATTCGATTCGGTCTCAGCTTTCCCAATGGCGGGATAGCTTTTGTTGAGCCACAACCCAAACCGGGACCGGAGCGATATTTCTTTCTCTTCAAGAAAAACATGAACGTCATTCAGACGAGGGTTCTTTTCCGCTGCGGCATGGATCGAATCATAAAAGTTCATTCATCCGCAGCCTCCTCTTCATCCGGTGCCGGGTCGTAGACCAGCTGACCGTCCCGGACTTTGTAGGTCTTCCGGAAAGGTCGCCCATCCGGGATGCTTTCCATATACAGGACGCCGTCCGGAGTTGGATGTGCGTTGTATGCCGGGTCAACGCTTCCGACGCTCATAATGGTTCCGTCCTCTTTGTAGGTAATCATGTACATCTGAAAGTCTCCTTATATTAAACCGTAAACGGAACATGGAACGCAGCAGGTGTCATGTTTGCTAAACTTCACGCCAACAGTGCCTTCTTTGTAATATCCAGCTAGTCCAAATGTTATCCCGCTATATGAGACGTGGACTCTTCGGACTCTCGGATAGTCCCACACACGGCTTGCAATCGACCAAATTCCATTGATGGGGAAAACGGTATACTGCAAGTCGCTTCCGTTCACTCCGCTGCCGTCCAAGCCGGTGTAGTATTCACCGAACCCAATCACAATGGCGGAATACGGGCGCAATCGGCCATCGTTGCAGATCACAGCGCCATCGCCCATGCCGCTGTCTGGGTCTCCGTTCTCCCAAATTTTGTCCTGTCGAATGCCGAAGAATGTAATCTTTCCGGAATCGATGGTGCAGCTTCCGTTGCCGTCGGTGATGGAGATGCTGTCCGATTTGATGTTGACCATGCTGGAACCGTTGAGGACCTTTACGCCGTCATGGGTGATCTGCACCCGCTTTCCGGGCAGGGACTCATGTCGGACGATCAGACCGTCGGCCTCGCTCCATTCCAGAAAGTTCGTCGCGGTCTTGGCGGCTTCTGTCACGTTTTTGTCCGTTTTCTTCAGATGCTCGATGAGCTGCTTGTTATAGCTCTCTGAGGCTGCGCTGCTCTCATCCAGCAGGTTCGTCTTGCCGAGGTTTTCCACATGCCGGTCGGTCAGGGTGCGGCGGGTCATGCCGAAGCTGTACTCTTTCTTTTCCGGATGGTCGATCGGCTCGGTCAGCTTGGAGCAGAGCATAATGGCGTCGACGCTGTGCGGTGCGCTCAAGATGTGGGCATAGCAGGCAAAGGTCAGGCGTTCGGTGGCCTCGCCTGCATCCACAAGGTCCACGGCTTTGATGGTGTAACTCGTGACCATCAGATGGTTCTGCTGCAGCGCCTGCACACCGTCGGCAAAGGTATCGTTGGCGCTGTCGGTGTCGAACTCCACGATGCGGGCGATGACGCCGAACTTTTTGACGGCGTCGGTGTTCTCGATGTAGCCGTCCTCCAGATCGTACCGGTATCCGGACGGCGGCAGATATTTCTGGATGGTCGCGGAGTCGGTATCCATGATGCCGTAGCGCTCCTCGTGCTCATCCGTGTATTTCCACAGCCCGCCGGGGAGCCACTTGAACTTATACTTCCACCGGGTCTCCTTCACGGTGTGCTTGTTGCCCACCGGATAGATGCGGGTGTATAAGCCGTTCGTGTCGGTCTTTTCAATCAGGTCGAGCAGGTTGACGCCGTACTCGATCTTTTGGGCCGTCACCCGCTTTTCTTCCACTGCCTGGTCGCAGTAGTTCAGAACATTGTAACCCGTCGCTACGTCAAACGTGCAGTAGGCGTACCCGCCGAAGACCTTGAGCACCAGCTTGTCGATGATGTCCAAGACCTTGCCGTAGTCCTCGCCGACGCCGTACTGGTCTGCGTCACCGAAGTGGACCACCTGGTCGCCCAGGGCTGCCGTCACGGTGCCCAGCTCGAACATCTTCATCTTCTGGCCCACCTGCGCGTTGTGCACGTCGATGAGGTGCTGAAGAAACTCCTTCAGGGTTCCCTCATAGTTAAAGGGCGTCACGCAGGAATCGTTAAAAAACGAGAGCGCACCCTCGCAGTAGACAGCCCGGTTGTTGTTCCAGTCCGCCTCATGGCTGAAGATGCGCCCGCGCCAGGTCTCCTTTCCGTCCTGCTTCACCACGACCACCGTGGACATCTTTTGCAGCATCTCGTACATCGGATGTTCACGGGTCATGGTGAAGGTCAGGCTCCCGCCCTTGCTGACCTCGCGGGTCAGTTTCGGGCTGAGGACCGTGCCGTTTTTGTTGCCCGGCTGATAGATGAGCAGCTCCGCGTCCGGGTTGCCGTAGGGATAGCCGTAGATCTCGTACATTGTTTCAGTTCCCCCTTCCGCTCAGGACGGCCAGCTGGCCCAGATTTGCATTGACGTTCGGTGTGATGATGCGGGCCACCTCTTCGCCGTCCAGCGCGACGACGCCCTTGCCGGTCTCCGGAAGATACTTTTCCACGAACTCGCCGATGCGGGCAAGCTCGGCCTGCATCTTGTTCTGGTAGTCGCTCATCGAGGGCTGCTGGCGGAAGGTGTAAGGGTCTGTGCGGTAGTCGTAGCCCGCAAAGGCCCTCTCGTTGCCGTACCAGTAGGCGTCCTGAATGTCCTTGTAGGACAGCTTGGAGCTGGCCTTTTTCTCGGTCTGGTCCTTGTTCTTCGTGGCCCACTTGTAGATGCCGTAGCCCACAGCACCCACTGCCAGGACACCGGCCACGATGAGACCGATCTGCGGGATGGACAGACCCAGTGCGGCCACCCCAGTGCCGGCCGTTGCAGCTCCTGCTGTTCCTGCAGCCCCGGCAGTTGCAGCCCCGGCCGTTCCCGCAGCGACCGTTGCACCGCCTGCCCCGATAAGCTTGCCGATGCCGGAGACCACGCTGGAAATGCCGCCGGTGGCGTTGACGGCCTCGATGGCAGTCTTCAGGGTCTGCAGCGTCGTGACCAGCGTTTCAACGCTTGCGGCAAAATTGAGGGCCTGCGACACACCGTTGGTGATAGTCGTGAAAAAGTCACCGGCGTTCTGCAATACCTCGCTGTCGAAGAACTCGCCCAGGCTGGTCAGAGAGCTGCCAAAATCCGAAAACGCCGCGTTGGACTCACTGATAAGGTTTTTGAACTTATTTGCCTGGGCATTTGCGCGGTTGTTGTTCTTCTGGTATTCCTTTAACGCTTTGCTTGCAGCGTCGAGCTTTTCCTCTTCTTCTGTGAGCAGATAACCGATCCGCAGCGTCTGTTCCGAGAATTCCCCGGTGCTGGCTGCGGACTCGTTGTAAGCGGCCTGCAGCTGAGCCACCTTTTCGGCGGCAGCGACGTAGTTGCTGTTCAGGGTGTCATACTGGCTGACCACGGCCTGCGAGGTCTCCTTGCTGTCGGTCTCCACGCCGTCCATCAGGGTCTTAACCTTCGTGTAGGTCTCCAGCGCCCCGTTGACGATGCGGGTACCGGTCTCGGTGGCCGTCTGTTCGATGTGCTCGGAGTTGTCCTGGTATTTCTTCGTCACCGATTCGATGGTCGTAGAAACGCCGTTCTTCAGCGTCTGCGCCGTCTGCGTCAGGGTCGAGACCAGCGACTTCGAGGCGTCCTCATAGGTCTTCTGGGTCGTGGTGGTGACCTTGCCGTTCTCGTCTGTGACTTCTTTGGTGACCAGCTTGTAGTTCTTCACCACGCCGTTCACCAGCTCCTTGCCGGACTCGGTGGTTGTGCGGGTCAGCTGGTCATAGACCTTGCCGGTGCTGTCCTTGATGTGCTCGGTCAGCTCGGTGACGGATGTCGTGATCTGCCCGTACTCGTTGGAGGAGTAGGACGTGGCCGCGTCGGTCAGGGCGGAGAGGACAGTCTTGGTGACAGACTTGTTCTTGTTCTTGTCCTTGTCCGTTCCTCCGTCGCCGCCGCTTGTTATGCCGCTTCCTTCCTTTTCTTCAGCCTGCCGTTCCGTCCAGCTTTTGTTATAGATGCCTTTTCCGGCAAGTGCTTCTTGTCGGCGGCGGTCACGGTTGCTTTGATGGTCTTGCGCGTCTCTGTACTCTTCGTAGCTGTCATAGTCAGAATAGGCGTCCTTTTTTAGAACATCATGATTCAGCCAATAACTTGCTTTGTCCAGAGCTGTAATCGCGGCGTTCCCAAGTTCGTTAAACTTCTGCTTTACGGAATCAATTGGCCCACTTAAGCCGGTAATGGCACCAGCAAGTCCGAGCCAACCATCTTGTTTGTAGGCTTCCTGTGCCGCAACGACCATATCGTTCAGGTTGCCAATAACAACGCCGATGCCGCTTGAGAGGTCGCCCGTCATAAGCCCCTCCAGTTGGGAAACATTATCTTTCAGTGTGGAAATCCTGCCATTCATGGTCTGGCTCTGGGTGTCCATACTGTTGTAATAACGTCCGCCCTCTTCGCTGGCAGCGATTAACGCGCTAGACAGCAGGTCGTAGCTGACCGTCATATTCTGGACTTCTTCCACCGTTTTTCCCGTGTAGTCGGCCAGCACCTGATAGATGTTGATTCCAGCAAAAGCAAACTGCTTAACGTCTACTGCGCTAGCCTTTCCAACATTGGCGATCTGCTGAAGGTTTGCGGCCATACGGGAAAGCTCATCGTTTCCGCCGCCGGTAGCAGATACAGCATCGCCCAGAGCCATAATGACCTTACGAGAACGGCCAGCGTTTTCGCCTGCGCTGATGAGCAGCTGGTTTGCCTGCGTCAGAGATGCAACGTCAAACGGTGTGCGGGCTGCGTCTTCCTGAATGGCCTGCATAGCTTTCTGTGCTGCCTGTGCGCTGCCCAGCATATTGGTGAAGCCCGTGGTGTACTTCTCTATCTGCGCATTGTAAGAAACTCCCATCGCAACAAAGTCTTTTGCAAGGCCAACCGCCTTTGTCCCAAGCGAGGTAAGCATACCTGCAAGGATGTTGGCTTTTGCGCTGGCTGCTGCAAACTGGCTTGCCATTCCTGCAACGCCATTCCCGGCGGTGTTTGCGCTGCGGTTCAGCGAGTTTGCGGCGCTTTGCGTCTCTTTTCTGGCCTGCTCGATGCCCTGCTCATACTCGGAGGTATCAAGCCCCAAAGTGGCCATCAGATTAAAAAGATTCAGGGTCCCTCACCTCCGTTCTCTTCCACCATGTGGCGGCTGTCTTCCAATGCCTGCTCCCAGAACACCTCTGCTTCGGCCAGCGTGGTCTCGCGCCGGTTCGCCCTCGGAGGCTCCACCTCGGCCACGACATCGGAATAGGTGGTTTCCACCTCGAAGCCGACTCCTTTTGCGCAAAGGCGGATCAGCGAGGACATATAATCGCGGTACGCGTTCCGTTTGTAGTCTTCTTTGAGAAGATACAGTGCATAATTGTTAAAATACCGCAGGCCATAGGCCCGCAGATGTTCGAGGTTCGCCCGGCCGATCAGAACCCAAAATCGGTCGCGTTCAACATGCCGAGCGATTTGGTAAAACCCAGCACATCGGGCTGCATCAGGGTCTGCACCAGAGCGTCCAGAGCTTTCATGATGTTGTCCGATTCGCCCTCTTCCAGCGTGTACAGCTGGTGCAGTGCATCCACCGTGCGCTTCGGGTCCAGCTTCATCAGCGGCTTGGCAAAGTCCAGCGCGGCAAGGGCAAACTCACGCGGGGTGAGCTTTTTCTTCTCCGCCTGAGTCTCGACCGGTGCGCCCAGCAGCTTCATGGCGTTGTCCACGATGGCCTGCCGGGCCGCTTTGATCTCCGGGTTGTCCACATTGTCCTTGGCGTCCATCACCATGCGGGTGATGCTGTCGATGGCGTCATACAGCTTGGGGATGGACTCCACAGGGTCCAGATTGATGGTCAGGATCATACTTCGCCTCCGGTCGTATTCACATAAAATTCCATCGGCACCTTGCTGGTGTCGGCGATATCATAGTGCCCCTTCAGGCTCAGGGACAGATTGCCCTTGCCGTCCTTGCTGGTCTTGAGTTCCAGACCGCCGTCGCTGGCAGCCTTCGACAGCCTGCAGGCTGCGTATCCGCCGCCGATCAGCTGGCCATACCACCAGACATTCTGAAAATCCGCTTCCTTGTAGTCTTCGCGCACCGTGATCTTGTTTGCTTCAACATCTGCCGCACCGAGACTCAGCTTAATGGTGTCGGCACTGACGGTCAGGCAGGTGGTGGACAGGCCGCAAACCCAGCTCGTGATATGCTTGAGCTGATAGGTATTTTCGGGTACTTCGTCGATGTCCTCGCCGAAATCCACGGTGTTGGGTTTGCAGGTGATGTTGATGCCGCCGGAAGTCAAGCAGATGCGGTCTTCGGCAGCGATTGCTTTTGTCCCGGCGGGGTCAAAGGTCTTCAGCAGGGCACCCGCCTGGAACTGAAGCTTCTTGAACTCATCTGCCGAAACGGGCGTGAACATTTTGTTCATGATTCATCCTTTCTCACACCACGAAGGATGTGACGTCAAAGTTGAGGTATGTGCACAGATATTTTTCCGGTGGGTTGTCCATTGGCTGCGCCCACGGGCTGCCTGCGCACAAAAGGACCGCGCCGCCCTCGCACTCGATGGTCAGTCCATCGCCAAGGGCCGCGCGGAGTTCATCGGTCTTGCGAATGATGGGGAGCTTGCCGCCGTCCACCGGATACCACAGTCGCGCATGGAAGGTGCTGCTCTCGTCAAAACCTTTGGGGATGACCGGCCGCACCGTGATATATGGTAGGGAAGCGCCCGGCGGCACGAAATCCTCCGGGTATACAGGAATATTGAACAGTATAAAAAAGCTGTTCAGCGCCGTGGTAATGGCTTCTTCTGCGCCCATCAGGAAAGCACCACCTTTTTGCACTGCACAACGGCAAGATTCATCCCGCTTTCGGCGGGGGAAACCTTGTCGCTGCTTGCGGTGGTCACCTCATAGGTCTGGCCGTCCTCCAGCCGCTTGATGCAGTCGAAGGGGGCCAGCTTGATGCCCTTATCCACATAGAGGGAGTAGGTGGATGCCGTGCCCTGCTGCTCTGCCTGCTGCGCTTCAATGGTCTGGTCGTGGCGCTCGATGGCGAGGAATTCCATGCCGTCCTCCCATGTGGTGGTAGAGCCAAACAGGCCGTCCGATACCAGCTTCTTGACCATGAAGCAGAACTTTTTTGTAAAATTCTCCATCACGGTGGATTTGGTGAAATCGTTTACAGGCATTACAGTTTCCTCCATTGGTTGATCTCCCGGCGGTAGCGGGTCAGGCCGTCTGCGGGCAGGCCGTCGGAGCCGGTGGCCATGGTGCCGGACCAGCCGTTGAAGGACTGGGATACATAGCGCCCGCCGCCGGGGGTGGCTGCATCGTAGTCAGTGATCTTCTGGGCAAGCGCCACAAAATCAGGAGGGACCCGCATAGGCTGTACCGTGCCGGTGAATGTTTCGGCGGTCAGGTCTCCGTCTCCCGCCTTGTGCACTCCATCATTGAAAACAGACCCGCACACAAGGAAATACTGCCCGGCGGATACCCCGGCTGGGACAGTATCTGCCGTGAAGGTAAATTCCCCGGCGGTGGGGTCATCGTACCGGTCAAAGAAGTTTCGCGTGTACACGCACAGTTCTGGCACAGTCATGCGGGGTCACCTCCTTGCCGGTCAGACCGATTCGCCCGGTGTAATGGTCTGGACAGAGATGCCGTCCAGATACTCCGCGAACAGGGTCACGCCGGTGATGGCGAAGCTCTCAGAGACGGCGGTGGTGTAGTTGCCCTGGGTGTGGAAGCCGATCAGGTTGCTGGCCTCGCCTGCGGTGGTGTACACCAGACCGGCCTTTGCGTAGTCACTGTCGGAGGGGTCAACGTAGTACATCACGATATTGTCCACAGGGGTCGCAATGACTTTGCCCTTCGCGATCTCGCCGTCGGACAGCAGGAAGATGGTGTTGTAGCCCATGAAGTCCTTGATGTACTGGAAGCCGTACTGGTTCTGGATGGTGATGTTTGCGGTGCCCAGATACTCGGCCACATCCATGACGTTCACGAAGCCCACCACGCCGGTGACGGTGCGGTGCATGTTCTTGAACTTGTTCTCCACGCTGCCTTTTGCCATCGCCAGTGCCATCTGGAAGGTCTTGGGGGTGCCCTTCAGGCTGCCGGTGTTCAGGTACTTGTAGAACTTGTCGGTCACCTTCGCGGTCAGATCGTACAGGAACTCGTCGTCTGTCTTCTGCACAGCGACGTCGTAGCCATAGTTCTGGATTGCTTCCAGGGAGACGGCCTTGGCGTACTTCTCGATGGTGATCTTGCCGTAATCCTTCTCCTTGACGGTGTACTGGCTGTAAGGGATCTCCTCGCCCTCTGCCACGGTGCCGCTCTGCAGGGTGCCCTGTGCATACTTGCTCTTCAGCACGGTGCCGGGTTGCATACGGATGGGGCGCATGATGCCCATGATCTCCCGCAGATGATCCCAGTTGCGCTGGAAGCGGGTCACGAAGTCGATCTCGCGGGGGTTGACGGTGATCTCGGTGGTGGTAATCAGATTTTCTTTTGCTGCCATAGGTTATTCCTTCCCGCCGCCTGTAAACAGGTCGGCATTTGCTGCAATCGCCGCCTGGCGTTCGCCTGCGTCCTTGATTGCAAAAATCTGGTCTTTGGTCATTTTGGATCCGGCGTTTGCGGGCGGGTTGTCCACCGGTGCGCCCTTGGTGGAGGTGCTGCCCACATAGTCGCTCCAGTCGGTTTTCAGGCTCTCGGCCAGCTTGTCCGCGTTCTTCACGTTGCCCTTGCTGTCCAGTTCCATCTTGTCGATGTCCTCGCCAGACAAGCGCACGATGCGGTCAAAGTACTTTTCCAGCACGCCTGCGGCCTTGAGCTGCTCCCGGAACTTGGATTCCTTTGCGGCTCTGGATTCCTTTGCGGTCTGCTGGGTCTTGTAGTCGGTCAGCGCCTTTTCTGCGGTCTGCTTACCGCTGTTGGCTGCGTCCCGTTCCTTTTCCGCTGCAACGCGGGCGTTTTTTTCGGTATCCAGTTCGTCCATGAGGGCGTCGGTCTCCTCGTGCAAGGCGTCCAGAATGGCTTTTGCCTTGTCATCGTTGGAGGTTTCGGCGTTTTCCAGAATCTTGCGGATATCTGCTCTTTTGAGTGCCATGTGTGTGTCCTTTCTGCCCTTGCTTGGGCTGCCATGCTTGACAATCAGGTTATTTTGCCGGACGTGCTGCCGGTGTGGTGCCGCTTGCAGGGGTCGAACCTGCAACTACCCGGTTATGAGCCGGGAGCACTGCCAGTTGTGCAAAAACGGCATATAAAAAGCGGCTGACGCTGTGCGCCAACCGCTGAGTATTTAGTTTTTGCGTTCAACTTTGGTGATACATTCGACCGCCCAAAACTTCGCTTCCTGTAATTTTGTCATGCACAGACTCTTTTCTCGGCTTTCAGGAAGTGCGTCAAGCTGGGTTGCAAGTTCAAGGAAAAGGTCTTCTGCCTCGCAGTGCGCAGTTTTCACATCATCGGACAGGAACTTTTCTTTTGGTGTTTTGAACATTTTCTCCAAATTCATGAATTACGCCTCCTTGTTTCCTTCCTCTATTGCAATCTCTTGCAGTTCTTTGATATGATCTTCCACCGCCGGGCGCAGGAATGGGCGGGGAGCCATGCCCCTGGTAAAGTGCCATTTGCCGTTGAAATCTTGCCAGACCCACGGCGTTTTGCGTCCATCGCCCTTTTCCGCAAAGATACCGGTTCCCAGCTCCACATAGATGCTGTAAAGCAGATTTGAGCCGATGGTGACGGTCTTTTGTACGGCAGAGACAACAAATGTGATGGACGCTTTCAGCGCACCACCCACATAGCCCTGTATGCCGGTGCTGTCTGCCGTGCCGGTGGGAACCAGCAGCTGTGCATAGTCCTGCACCTTTATGCCCCAGAGCGTCAGCACCCGCTTCACCCATGCTTCCAGCGCTTCATTAAGCTGCGGCGTGTTGTCGGTGACTTTGATGTCGTAGTTGAATTTCATTTCTTTTTCTTCATCCGCTTCCATTGATTGAAGTTCTTTACGGCATCAAAATTATATCTGGATTCGATGATGCCGGATGCTTTCAACTTTGTTTTTGCATTTTGCCGGTATTGGGTCGTCATATCAGATTTGAATTCTTTCCACGTGGATGCCTCGGACTCGTAGAATTTCCGCGTTCCGTCCGATTTTGCCGTCTTTGCGAGGTCCTGATTCCGCTTGATGTTTGAGTCCATGGTGTCAAACGCGCCCTGAACAATATCCCGCGCGTAGGATATCTGCTTTTCTGTTCCAGTGATGTTGAGTTCAGACGCAGAGAACGGCTTTGTGCTCAGGCTATACTCTTCTCTTCGTCCTTTAGCGCCGCCAGCGCCAGAGCCACCGCCCCAGCCGGATGCGCCTGCTCCTCTAGCCATGTTTCTTCTCCTCCGCTTTGCGTTTCCGCTCTTTCGTCCACCACATCTGTTCAGCTTCCGTGCCGCCTTTGGCTTTGTACCACTCGGTATAGGTCAGGTCAGATGTGACCTCTTTTGTCGTGTTGTCCCGCCGCATAGCGTTCTGCCGTGGGTACTTGACCAACGCGCTGGTTAGTTTGCACCGGCAGTGATAGACCATTTCCGGGGCGGCGTTGGGGTCTCCCGGATACATGATCTCGTAGCCCTGCACCTTGAACGGCTCGTCAAGATCGGTGGTCTCCTGATCCAGCAGTCGGTGCATCTCGCGGGTGCGGTAGTCCAAAGTACTGTTCCAGCGCTTCTGCACCTCAATGCCAATGGCTTCAGCGTTGCGCAACTGCTGCATCGTCCCTGCGTTCTGTGCGCCTGTAAGGGCTGTGATGGCGTTGTTCATCGCCCAGTGCACTTCCGTGTCTGCCATGCCCTGCACAGCCTGCACCGCAATGTCATGGACGCTTTTGCCCTGTATGATGCCTTTTGTGACGTACCGGTTGAACACCCGCGCGTCGTAGGTCTTGTTGCTCTCGCTCTTGATGCGCTTGTTGGGCACAAGCTTGGGATTCTCCAGCAGCAGCCGCTTGACCGCTTCGGTGTTGTACAAGGTCAGGTTGAACGCCACACCTGCGGCCTGTTCCAACTCGTAGAATGCCCAGTTTGCGCCAAGGGCAAAGATATCGTACTGTTCATCTCGCGCCAGCTTGTATGCCGTCTGCTGGGCTGTGGTGCACGTCTGGGTGATGTTGTCCAGCTTCTGGTGCATCATCTCGGACTGAAACACCTGATTCCGCAGCCATGTGCGGTAGTCGCTCTCGGTGATCTCGCCAGCTTCCAGCTGCTGCCGCTTGTGCTCGTCCAGCTGCTTGTATTTTGCGAGAAACTCGGTCAGCTGCTCGGTCATCTCCCGGCGGGCGGCGCCGTATACACGCAAAATGCGGCGGCGCAGCCTGTTCAGCTGCCGGGTGGAGATGCGGTCAAGTTCGCTTGTCATTCTTCACCACCGCCGGTCTCCCGCGTTGCGCTCTCTGCCATCAGCGCGGCCTTGGCCTGCTCCTTCTGCTCCTGTGTGAGGTTCGGCAGCAGCTCGATGGCCATTTCATCACCGATGACAGCAGCCTCAGAAAGCACCATGTCCACCTGCTCCTTGGTATTGGAGATGCGCACATGGGTATACTGCGGCTTTGCGTCCGGCAGACCGGCGATTTTGAGCACCTGACGCACAAACTTGGTGATCTGCTGCTCAAAGTCGCGGGCGTTCTCGTCCAGCGGCTGATAAGCGGCGTCCAGATGGTCGTTGGTGCTGTTTGCGCTCACGCAATGCACGTCCAGACCGCCGAAATCCTCATACAGGGAACTGTGCAGCCGCTGCAAAAGGGTCTCCCGCGCCTGTGTGGGAATCTCCTGCGTGTAAGGCTGCACACTGCCGCCGTTGCCCCCGGCGTTGTCTACGTTGGCGGCGTGGTTGAACCGCAGCCGCTGCATGAACTTGCGCAGATCTGCGTCATTCATGCCGCCGTAGTTGGAAATAAGCCAGTACACTTGCGCACACTCGCGCAGATCATCGCAAAAGCCGTTAATAATCAGGTCAATGTTGTCGATGTACCCTTTGAGGTTGACAAGTGTGCTCTGCTTTGCGCTGCTGCCCCACAACGGCACAATGGGCAGCGTTCCGTAACCCTCGCCCTCCACGATCTCGTCCCCGGCGGGGGTTGTGGTCGTGGTAGTCTTGTAGGGCTGCTGCTCACCGTCCTGATGCAACATGCGCTCGCCCTTGCTGTCCTCGGTGTAGCGGGTGTAGCCGCTCTCCTCATACAGTACAGCGTGCATGGGCTTGTCTGGCTGCAAGCGCCAGAACCGGATGCCAGCTCGCATAGTGCCGTCCTGCTCGTCATACAGGGGCGCAAACTCGGTCAGCTTGAACACGTCCAAGTGGTCGTTGTTCCAAAAGCCAAAGCTTTCCCCGTGGATGCAGGCAAGGTAACCCAGCCGGTAAAGCTGCTCGTCAAAGCTTTCGCCTAGCTGCGCCTTTACCTCGTCCGCATCCGGCAGGGTGATGCCGTTTGCAAGGCTATACGCCACGCGCTGCACGTTAAGCCGGTGAAAGGAGTTGCTTTTCACAGTCTCCGGTCGGGCTCTCTTGGTGATGCCGTTGAGCTTATAGTCGATGTTGGCAAGTGCATCCAGCAAGTCATCCATGCCGGTGTTGAGCTGCCTGTCGTACTTGTCAGCCTTTTCAGCGGTACGCACCGGGGCGCTTGTAACGTGCTCCGCGATAAAGCTTTGCACAAAAGCGGTTTTGGCTGCGGGGTTGTTCTGTACCGCTTCAAGGTCTTGGTATGTTCTCACTTGCTTTGCTCCTTATTTTCCGGGCTTGTGCCACACAAGTTCCATGGCGTATCGTGTAGCGTCTATGTGGTGGTTATCGTGGTCGGGGTATCCGGGCAACGGCTCGCCGTTCTTGTCCGCGTCATACTCGTACTCGGTGAACTCCTTCAGAGTGTCCGGGCAGCGCACCGGGTCTATTACGATGGCGGTCAGGCTTTGCAGCCACTTCACGCCCTGCCCAACGCTGTTCGGGCCTTTTATCGCGGGCAAGCACTTCATTCCCCATGCAGTATAGTCGGTGCAGCTCTTTGGCTCGGCGCTGTCACCGGTCAGTCGCTCGCTCTCTGGGTGCTCCATGACGTGCCGGTCTTGCAGCATCTTGAACGTATCCTCGTTGCGGGTGCGCCGCACGGTGATCTCGTCATAGATATACAGGGTTTTTCGGGCTGCGTCGTAACTCATGCAGTTGTAAGCAAATGGGTCTGGATACCAGCCCCAGTCAATGCCGTGATATTTGCGCTCAAACTTGGCGGGGTCTATCTTTTCTGCCCGGATATTTGTAAAGACTTCCTTGCCGCAGCCGGTCACCTCGCCCAGGTACTCGTGCTTGTAGGCAATCTCGTTGTTTTCCTTCAGGGCTTCTGCGTCCTGTAAAAATCGTTCGCCCAGCCACTCCGGCGGTGCGTCCAGATAGCAAGAGTGGTGCACCACGGTGTTTGGGTGCGGCTCAAGCACAAAGCGGTTCATCCAGTTGCGGGCAGCCGCCGGTGGGTTGTAACTCATAAACTCGTAGGTATCTCCGCCGCCGCGCAGAACGGATTGCCGGACGCTGCGCAGCTGTTCCGCTCCGTCCATCTGGTCTGCTTCCTCCACCCACAGAATGCCGATTGCGCCAAAAGGCGGCTTGATGGACTTGATTTTCGTCTCATCGTCCAGCCCTCGGAAGTAGATGATCTGACCGGTCACATTGTCGGTGATCTCCATAGGCGATACCTTGCAGCTATACCGGCTGTCTTGCCGCAGTTCATGTATCGCCCACTTGATCTGTGCATACACGCTATCGCGCATCGTTCCTCCGACTTTGCGGCAGACGCAAGCGTGCATCTCCGGGTTGCGGCGCAGGGTCTCGATGATCTTCAGACTCACAAAAGAGGATTTTGTGGATCCGCGTCCGCCGTTGAGGATATAGGAGCCGTTTGGCTCTATGTGGCGATTCAGGTCAACAAACGCTTTGCCGATGCACCGGGCTGGCAGTTCAAAGCTGCTTTCCCCGGCGGCGCTGCTGGCTTCCGTCCATTCTTCCCACTTTTCCACGGCTTTCATATCGCCGCTGGCGGCTGCCATGTAAACACCGGCAGAGATCAGCGCGTTGTTGGTCACGCCCGCTGCCGTGTCCACACCCAGCGTCTCAAGCTGTTTGAGGTTTTTCTTGTTGGTGATGGGTGCAGCGGCGATCTGTGATGCAATGGAGGATAGGGTCTTTGCCTGCCGTTTTGCCACGCCGCTAGCAATGCCGCCTTTTTTGGCAGTTTGTGCCTGTTTACCGCCTGTTTGAAACTGCGTGGCACGTCCCGCCTCCGGGTCTATCTTACGCCGTGCCATGCCTTACTCCTCTCAGAACTCCAGATCTCGTGTGCCGGGCTTCGAATACCGCTTCGCTCTGCCTGTTCGGCGATTGTACCACCTGGTATCCCGGCGGTTTGCGACGTACAGCTTGCGCCTGTCTTTGGCTCTGCTTTTTGCCCCGCCGCCGTTCCATCCGGTGCTTGCGCTAAGTTCAGACATAAGTTACTTGCCCCCCTTTACCTGATTCTCCATGTTTTTGAATTTTTTCTCGCGCGGTAATATGTTTTCCCTCCGAACGTTACTTCTAACGCGCCGCTGTCCATTGCAGATCCAAGCGCAGCGGAAAGGGATTTTGTTTTTGCCGCTTTTTTATTTGCGGCAGACTTTTTTTGCACGTCTCGCATGAAAGAATTTACATTTTGCCTTTTTTGTGCGGTACTATCTGCTGCCTTTTGTACTTGCTTTTGATTGAACCTTGCAACACCGGATACATAAGGATTTGCAACTTTTGTTTGCGACTTTAACTGTTCCGTGGTAAGGCGGTGCAGTTTATCAACGGCATCAGTCTTTTCTTTTTCGGTAAGATTTGACTGCTTTATTTTCTTTATGTTTGCATCGTATTCTCTCTTTGTCGCACTTCCTGCGTCAAACAAAGAAAAATCGTCCGCCCTTCTTATCAACTCGCTATCAAGGCTTTTCCAGCCGTCTCCATACTGTTCTCTTCTCCCTTTTGCGCCACCACCAGAGCCGCCGCCCCAGCCGGATGCTCCTGAGCCTCTAGCCATCCGTCATGCCCTCCTCTACGGCTTCAAAAGCCTTTTTGCCGGTGTTGTTGGTGTTGTTCTCAAAAATCGTCTTGCCGCTGTATCCGCGCAGGATGCAGAACTTTTTCATGATGCTGTTCAGCAGCGTCTTGATCTTGCGGAACAACTTGTCATCGTGAAACATCATGATCTGCTCCACGTTGTTTGAACTGGATAGGTTTGCGCTGCCCATGATGATCAGATTGCCCTTGTCGCTCTCGATCAGGCAAATCTTGCAATGCGATGCCAGCACCGCCACGTTGATATGCTGCCCGGTAAACTGGGAGATCATGTAGGGTACCAACTTTGCCCGCTCCATTGCCACAAAGTAATTTGACACGATCAGGTTCAGTTGCTCGCAACCCAGATACCCGGCAATGTTGACGATACTGTCTATGTTTTCCCGGCTCATGCCCAGCGTGGTGATGTAGACCCGGTGCGGCAGCAGTTCTTTTTTGTAGACCAGCGCCTCGATGAAGTCACCAAAAATAAAGCGCCCACTCAGGAGCGCAAAATAATCCTTGTCGTAGTCCACCGCGTCCGCTGCCGCTTCTGCGTTGTCCCATGTGACAGGGGAGAGGTTCAGCTTTGCAGCGCGGATAAACTCTTTCTCGGCCTTTTCCTCGTCGCCGCCCCAGTCGCCCAGTGCGTCAAGGTTCAGGTCGAGGGAAGAAAAGTCCATTGTTTTCTTTTTTCGCGCCATCTGCTCACCTCCCTGTAAAACAAAAACCGCCCGAAAAATCGAACGGTTAAAATCTCGAATGTGCCGCCAGCTGGATTTGAACCAGCACCCACGGAATGGATGTGCGCAGTGGTTGGCTGCGCAGTGATGTTCTCGTGGTGTCACCATCGTTGTCCCGCCTTAAATGGGCGGCGCTCTCCCAATTGAGCTATGGCGGCATATAATAAGCAGCTTTGCCTGTCGTACACAAAGCCGCTGCATCTGGAACTTTCGCGGCCAGATGCTCCGCTATCTGCGCAGCCCACTTACAGGGTACGCAGCTGGCATTCCCGGCAGGGCTCAAACCTGCAGCCTGCGGTTTTGGAGACCGCTGCTCCATCACTTGAGCTACGGGAATATAAGACGCCGCCCTTGGAATCGAACCAGCCGTGTCTACACACGCACCGCGCTCCACATTGCGCTCAGGCGGCCATATAAAACAGCCCTGGCGGAGAACCAGGGCTGTTGTTTGACGCACATCCCGTCGGGAAGTCTACCCACACCTTCAGGGATTCAAAGCTTTCTCTTGTAGCACGGGAGGTTAAGCGTGCAGCTTTGTGGGGGATGAGCCCATGCGCCATCTGGTGCGAGACCGTTGAGTCGAACCACGCGGAGAGGGATGCAATCACTTTGCCCCAGTCGCCCAGAACTGCCGTTCTGAACGGATCCGCGCCGAAATCTCGCATAGAGGCAGCCCGCGAAACGTTGGTGATCTGTTCCTACGGGCAGCACAGGGCCGGAACGTTTGGGGGCTGTATTGCATCGGTTGGCCTTTTCGGCTCTGCCGATACTACTACAATACCACCGATTCCGCTCAGGTGTCGATGATGTTCACTGTAGAAAAGTTCCACAAATTATTGTGCAAAACTGTCAAAATCGCAGAACGGTGTATCCTCCCATATCTCTGCCAGCTGACGAAATCCCTCCGAAATGGCTGTGGAGACCGTCCGCGCGTTTGAATAACCGACCTCTCCGGCGGCGGCGGCCCTGGTCTTTCCCTCCACATAGCAGAGCGTGATACACCGACTGCGCTTGATGGACGCAGGGTCCGCGTTGAGGAGATAAGCGAAGTCGATGGCTTCTTTCTGCATCTCGGCGTACTGGCATTTCATCTCGTGCAGATGCTTTTCGGCGTCCATCGCGGCATCGGTATTGTTTCCGACCTTATCGCTGACGCCAGAGCGCCCGGACACACCGGATACTCTGGAAGTAGTCGTTGTAGCTGCGTTCTTGAGGTCTGCGATGCGCTCCTTCTGCTGCAAAATAAGAGACCTCATTCGGGGCAGGCGTTCAAAATACCGCCGCACTTCCAGCGCGCGGGGGTCCTCTGGTTTCGGCGCGTCTGCGTCAGGTGTCCATGTGCGGGTCATTGTTTTCCTCCTTGCTAGCGAAAATCTCAAAAGTGACTTTTAGCTTCTTGTTTCCGATAACGCCCCACACCTTTTCAAGCTTCGTTTTGTTTGAACGTTCCATTTCCGTGATGAAATGCCCCATGACCGCTTCGACAGCTTCGCTTGTCACCTCTGATTTATTGCGCCACATCTGCAATCCGTCTTTGCGTGGCGTGGACAGCGTTCCGGCATAGATATTTCCAAACAATCCACACCCAACATGATATTCAGCCATTTTTGTCCTCCATTTCTTCAATCTCAATTTCCACCCGTGGCTGTTTCCAATCAAGCTCCACCCGGCTGCCATCGTGAGCGGCAACGATGCGGCTGTTGTCATCTGCCAGCACACCGGCTTTTACAAGTATGTCGCATGTTGCTTCTATCAGGTTGGCAAGGTCTACCTTGCGCCGGGTAGCCATGTAGTACACGCACCGCACGTTCACGCGGGCAGAGATAGGCTCAGGCGGGGCGCGTATCTGCCACAGGCAAGCGGTCTGGTAATCCTCAAACGCCGCGCTTGGGGCCACGAAGCGCCGCCCTCCGCGCCCTTGCAGGATGCGGGCACTGTTTTTCTTTGTGCGGGGGTCGCCGTAGAGGGTTAATTTCATCTGCCGTCCTCCACGTAGCACCAGCTTTGCGGCGGGCGTTCGATTCCGAATACTTCTCCCCGGCAAATCAGCTTTTCTGCGTCCCATCTGCGGCAGGAGCAACAATCTCCGCGATGTGTGCAGGGCTGTATCGCCCAGAAATCTTTAAGCTTCACAGGCTCATCGTAAAATTTAAGTTCTGAAATGTGCCAGCCATAGCCATTACGACCTTGCAGATATTTTTTAGCGGTTTCTTCGGTCAAACAGGCGGCTTGAAGCAGTGCATCTGCCGGTTTATACAACCCGTCCAATGTCAAAATGTTTATATCCATCATCGTTCCGATGTGGACGAGTTTGTCGATTTTGTCACAGGTAATCTCACCAATTACTTTTCTGTCCATCTTCCGCAAGCCCTTTTGTGACCTCATTAGCCATCCGCTATTGCCGGAACAGTAGATGTACACCTTGAACGGCGTTTCCAGCTTTGGGCGGGTCTTGCGTACCTCCACGGTTTTCATTCCGCTCCAAATCAACTTGCACCAATTTGGCCGGATGCTCAAAAGAACTGCTTTCATTTTTACCCCCATTGTTCTGCCATTGCTTTTGCAATGCCTGGAAACGTTTTGCTCCGTTCCTTTGCGTGGCCGCTTCCCATCTGCCAAATTCTCGTTCTTTGCTTTATCGGAAGTGCCATCATAAGTTTGTACACATTGTCGGTTTCTTTCAAAGTTGGCAATCCTTTCAGCCAAAGGCAAGTTTTCTTTTGCTCTGGATGCCCAAATTGCCACGGATTTATGATCTGATCCGGCTTTTTGTACAGCGTTGACATCACGCTTACAGGATTTTCAACTGCGATATGCGGAATATCTGCTTCGATAAATTTCATAAAGAAAGCCGCCGCTTCGTATTTCAAGCTCAACGGCTTTTTTCCTTCTTTGAACCACCTCATACCAGATACGGCCAAATGTGTGCAGGGCGGGTGAGCAATGAGCAAATCCCACTTGCCGACTTCATGCGCTACGCCGTCCATCGTCACGATTTGCCCCCCCTCAATAGCCTTGAGCGCATCTCCAAGAATGTGCCATTCAGGATGCCCGCCGGAAGGTTTCTGAATATCACAGGAGTAAGCTTCGTGTCCTTTTGCCCGGAATGCTTTGCACACTTCTTGTGATTCCTCACAGGCAACTAAAACTTTCATTCGTCTCCTCCGTTTGAGCCCAGATAGCGCTTTCGGCCCCGCTCACGGTGCTTGTCCTCGTATGTACGGTGGTAGCAGCTCATGGTGTGGGTCATATCGTAGGTGTAGGCCAGCTCGGCCTTGTGCAGCTGCTGCCATGCCTTGAACCGCTCGCAGTGGTCGTGGCAGCCGGGCTTCCGGTCCGGGCAACCCTTGCAGGTCGAGTTGGTCATCGGACCGCCTCCGTCCGCACCGGCTCGAACTCGTCGAACTCCGGGTAATGGCTTTGCGCGAGCTGCGTTGCGATGTAACCGGCCTCGCCGGGGTTTCTGGCATCCACCCGCCAGCAGTGGAGGTCTGTACCGCCTGCGTTGCGGCACTCGACCATGACGGTGTATTTAGGCATTGTGAACCTCTCCTTTCTTTTTGCTCAGAGGGCGGCGGGCCGCAGCATTCTTGAGGAAGTCGTTCGGATGCGCTGCCGCCTCTTCTGGGGACCGGGACGCCATGAACGGCTTGCTGCGCGGAGCGCTGGCCTTCTGGGCGCTCTCCTTGTCTCTGGACATCCAGCCGGATGCAGCAGCCTTCCAGCTCTTCATGTGGTTCTTGCCGACCTTCCAGCCGTTGGACTCGTAGAAGTCCCGGAACCGCTCCGCCTGTGCAGCCGTACCGCCTTTCTCGGCAAAATACGCCTCGATCTCTTCCAGACCCGGCGGAGAAAACCGTTTCGATGCTCTGGAGGATGGAGACGCGAAAGCGTCTATCTCTATAGACTCTATAGAGTCTGTGTACTTTGTACTTTGTACTTTGTACTTTGTACTTTGGTTTTTATGGGTTTCGTTGGGTTCCCCATGGGTTTCCGTGGGTTTTTCAGAAAACCCATCGGTTTCTTTCGCTTTTCTGGGTCTCCCGCCTTTTCGCCCATTCTGACGATTCGCCTCAATCGTGCGTTGATACGTCTTTATGTTCTCGTTCATAAAGGCCCGCAGAGACTCGAATGCCATCTGCTCCATTGGTTCCAGACCTTCTGGTTCTTCGCCGTGCTCCACATACTGCCGCATCTTGGTCAGAGTGTTCTTGTACTGTTCCGGCGGCAGAATATCCAAAATCACAAACTTGTCAAATGGGATCATCAGCGCTTTGGGCCTGATTTCGTCTTCCATGTTTCACCTCCTTCCGAGCGCCCGTATCGCCAGATAGCACAGCGTTCTTGTCGATTACGAGCGGTTCTCTTCTGAAATTATCTTGAGTTCTTTTACCTCTTCGGGTGAAAAAGTCAAAACCGCTCCGCCGGAATCATACTCGCCGTCTTTCCAATCCTCTGCAAACTTGTCAAAGTTGTCTTTGTACCGAGTAAATGGATTGGCCTGTTCTGCAAAGTAGATTCCCTGCATCATGGCTTCATCGTCAACGAGGTTCCAGTCGTACAGATGATAGCTTTCATGGTTGTCATACTCCCACAGCGAAAGGAGAACGGTCAGTCCATCGAATTTCTCATATGCCTTCTGGATGTTTTCGAGGTCGAAATCCGACATTCCTTGGTCTTTGAATTTCTCCCGAAACTCTTTAATGCTTTTTCCGCCTGTTTTCAGTCTACACAGGACAATTTTGGGCCGATATCCCATTTTCATTTCTCCCTTCAGAATGGAAAATCGTCATCATCCGAGATGACGGAAAAATCGTCCGGGGCACCCTGAGACACCTGAGGTGCGCTGTGAGAGGCATTTGCCTGCTGGGCATAACTTTGCGTCTGCTGGTCGAAATCGTGCACAGCGGGCTTCTCTGCCGCCTTGGAGCCTGCGAAGCTGATATGGTTAGCCAGAACCTCCACCGCCGTGCGGTTGCTGCCCTGCTTGTCCTGATACTGCCGGGTCTGCAAGCTGCCCTCGATGGCGATCATGCTGCCCTTCTGGAAATACTTGCTGACGAACTCCGCCGACTGCCGCCAGGCGACGACGTCAATGAAATCTGCCTGCCGCTCCTGGCCCTTCTGGGTATAGCTGCGGTCGCAGGCAATGCGGAAACTGCACACGCTGGTTCCCTGCTGGGTGGTCTTGAGTTCCGGGTCGTGGACCAGACGGCCCATAATTGCAACGATGTTAAGCATTGGGCAGGCCCCCCTCCTCGTCGCTGTCGCCAGCCCCGGCCTCGTAGTCTACGTTTGCGCCCATGAGCACTTCCGGGCATTCTGCGCGGGCAAAATAAGCGGCAGCGCGGTATTTGAGCATCATTTCGGTCATACGCGGCCAATAACTGCCCTTTTTGTCCCACCAGCCCAGGTCGTGCGCCATCTGGACCGTAACTTTTGGACCAATGACCTTCTCGCCGGTGAGCTTGTCCACGCCGATCAGGCGACAGCCCCAGGACGGCGTTCCCTCTTCTCCCTCCATGCGGTAACGGGTACGGCCTACAAACTCGCCGCTGTTGTCGATCAGGGCCTTGCAGCTCTTGCCGCTCCACGTCGGCTGGCCGTAAACAACATACAGATTCTGCATGACAAAAAGCTCGGAGACGTTCATCCGCTGGGCCATATCGCAGGCAATGGCGCAGGCACCGACATTCCCGGCGTAGGACTGCGGGAGCATCCCGTCGGGCAGATTTGCCATTGCGACGGCCTTGGATTTTGCCAGCGTCCAGATGCGCTCATTGGCGGTCAAGCCCTGGACTTTTTCTGCATAGGTCAGCTGCCGGTTGGCCGGAGCAGCAGGGACTGGAACTTCCGGAACGGCTGCGGGCGCAGCGTCCATCTGAAGCTGTTCGACAGGGGTCTTCTTGATTTCGTTTTCAGGCATGGTGGATTTCCTCCTCAGTGAATTTGATCTCAACAATATTTGCATACCGCTCGATTGCGGCAAGCTCGGCTTTTGTGCAGTGGAATACAAGTTTCCGGTCGCGGGGCTCTTCCTTCTGGAGGAAGCCATCGAATAGATCATCGTAGAACGCATCCCGGAAATCGTTCTCCGGCGGGGTCTGGTAAACAGCAACGCCGGGCCTGACCAGTTTGACGCAGATCTGCGGCGGGTTTTGCGCCGGGCCCTTGTAGTTGTCCGGCATCCCCTTGATGACCGCCTCCCGAAGCATGGTGCGATACTCCGTCATATAGCAGAAGTCGATGGAGTTGTACGGCTCCGGCATGATGGGTTCACCGGCGGCTGCGTGGATGATGTCAATCAGGCACAGAAGCCTGCCCACGCGGCGGTAGATCGAGTTGATCGTATCCCGCGTGATCTTGCTGCCCAGTTTGCCATTGCGGGCGAAATTCGTAAACAATGCAACAGCAGCATTGACATCGCTGGTCAGCTCGTTGCCGGTGCTGATGAGCCGGAACAGTACATTGTCCCGACCGACGTACTGAAAAATACCCTCGGCCTTGTTGGACAGGTCTTTGACCTGGGCGCGTCTTGCGGCGAAATCGGTCTTCATTGTGTGCTCACCTCCGATACGCCAGAACGCCGACATTATCATAGACCTCGTACAGATCACCGGGCTGGCCTTTGGCCAGGTCGTCGGCCAGCCGGACCATTTCCTGCGTGGTTTCGCCGTAGCGCATCGTGCGGAACGCTGGCGGGTTCTTCTTCCCGTCGAAGATCATCAAAATTGCCATTTTGCTTGTCAAAACCTCCAAAGTATGTTATTCTTCGAAGTGATGGAGTCGTTCAAACCATCACCTCTGGGGCTCGTCCGTGGTGTCAACACGGGCGGGCTCTTTTTTCATGCTCCCCTCCGGTTCTGCCGGTAGTCCGGCTCATGGGTGCGGGCGTGGGTGCGGTCGATGCGGCCATAGGGGCTGTTCTGCTTGTATTGCCGGTTCTCGCGGTGCAGCTCGTACAGGCTGAATGCAAGCCCTGCAGCCGTGCAAAGCACAGCCCACAGCACCAGCGGGGCGCGGGCATCGGCGGCACCGTAGGCGTAGCCGCCCCAGACCATCAGCAGCAGGGTGATGCCCGCTTCAGCCAGATCCAGCGCTTTCATGCCCAGCAGAAAGCCGCACACCGCGAAACCGGCAAGGGTAATGGTGTTGAGTCGTTTCATAATCCGTATACCTCCTCTAACGTGTAAAATTCTTTTAGCCATGCGATAAAGCCTGCGCTAGAAATCAGCGGCGCGGCGGTTCTAGTGCCCACAGACGGAACAGCCCACCCAGGAAACGCCCCCGCCTGAATCATTCCCATAAGCGTAGATTCGCTTATGGGAATTTGGTTTGCGCGCATCAGCTCGCAACAGTCGTGAATGCTCATTGTGGGACGCATGGAACATCATCCTCCCATTAAATAGGTCTTAGTAAACCATAATTTCTTCTGCCAGCTTGCGGTTGTAGCCGCAAAACACTGTATTGCCTGTGGTCTCGTTGCGCAGAGTGTAGCCCGCTCTGCTTTTCATAAAGCAGTACTTGTACTCATGCCCGCTTTGGCTTTTCTCGGTGTAGCAGAACGGCTTGTAACGGTCTGCCTGCGCAAGCGCCTTGCGAAAGCCGGTCAGTGTCATTTTGCACACCCCATCTCAAACAGGCTGGTCTGCCCATTGGTCTGCTGGATCAGCATCACGGTGTTGGTGCTGGGCTTCCAGCGCTGAATGTACTCCACAGCCTCGTCAAAGCGCTTGCGGGGGATGTTGCCCACGCTGTTGACCCTGAACCAGTCCTGAACATCGTGGTTGCACTCGCTGTACACCTTGCTGCGCACATGGTTGTCGATGTAGGCCGGGGCGCTCTCATCGCCAAGGGCGCAGATCACAGACCGGCTGATGCTCTTGCGCAGCACACGCTGCTGGTTGTAGTCCACCGTCATGGTGTTCTCAAGCGCCGTGAGCCGCTGCTCCTGTTTCTGGGTGCGGTCGTCCAGCAGGAACAGCGCCTGCATCTCCTTGCTGAGCTTGGGTATCTGCGGAGCGTTCAGCTTCTTCTCCATCTCGTTAAACGCCTGGATGTACTTCAGCTTCCACTCCAGCGCCGCCTTGCCGGTAAAGCCCATCACCAGCAGGCTGAAACCGTCCCGGTTCATCAGGTACATGGGGTAGGTCTGACCATTCTGCTCGTGAGTGTACTCGGTTTTGTAGAACATGGGGGTGTCCCCATTTTTGGGGAGACCCCTCAGAATGTCTTCGATACCACGCATCACATGGTCGTGGCGCTTCTCGAAGCTCTCAGCAATCTGGAGACTGGATGCCACCGGCTCGCCGTTCTGGGTAGATAAGATAATGTCCGTCATTCGATCTTTCCTCCTTCTTCCACCAGCAGCTTGTCCACGGATACCTTAAAGTATCGGGCCACCTTCATCAGCTGGCTGATACTGGGGCCGTAGACGCTGCGCTCCCACTTGCCAATCGAGCCGTTGCTCAGGCCTGCCGCCGCCTCCAGATCGGTGCGACTCAGACCATGCAGCTTGCAAAACTGGTCGATTTTTGAAACATTCACTAGCAATTCTCCTCTCTGGGCTTGAAAATCGCTAGAAAATATGCTACTATGTATTTGCAAGGTACAAAGTAAATAAAATCTAGCGTCTGCCCGATATAATATTGTCAGGGGCTTTGGTTTTTGTTTGCCCTGTGCCTAGTATTATACTAAACAATTCGTTAGTTTTCAATAGGAAATCTGCATTTTCTAACGTTTTGGTTAGGTGCACAAAAATGAGAGGTGTTTCCTATGCGAAATGTAGAAAGAGCTAAACAAATCGCTAAAAGCAAAGGCGTGAGTTTTGCATTTGTCTGCACTCAGATTGGGAAAAGCCGTGGGTATCTAGCGGAAATTCTAGCGAACAATAGAGACATACCGGAAAAAATGCTAGAACCTGTTGCGCAGGCTCTAGGCATCACAGTCGAAGAGCTCACCGGCGAAAGCGAGCAAAAAGAAAAGCCCAACACCCCGGAGGATGCTGAGCGTGAATCGCACGGGCAGGCTATATTAGATAAGTATAATATGCTTGACCCGGCAACACAGGCCATGTTTGAAAAGATGCTCGATGCCGCGCTTGAGGCGGCAAAAGGGAAAGAAAATGGTTGATCTTGAACAAGAAGAAGATGCTCTGCGTTATCTTTTGGAAAATTATGAGCGAACACCTGAAATTCCAGACGTTCCATTTTCCGTTTTTAAGGAGCGGTATGGGAGATACGCAGATGTCGTTACAGATTTATTGATGTCAGATGAGCTGATTGAGGTCAAGCGCAAGGTGCAAAAACTTGATGAGCGCCATTCTGCAGTGGTCAATTGTCTGATTCCGACAGCCAAAGGAAGAACATATTTCTTGAAGCAGCAGCGAGAAGCCCGGATTTCACGAAAACAGTTCATCCAGAGTGCCGTAATAGCGGTGATATCAGCTATAATTTCTTCTCTTTTGACGCTTCTTGCATCTCATAAGAGTGAAAGTTCATCTGAATTTATGAGTTCGAGTTCGTAATTTTTTGCGTTTATCTTTTTGATAAAGATTGTCCGATAGAATTCCAGCTTCTTTTCCTCGATTGCTTCCGTGTCAATGCAAACGATTTTTTCGCCATTCCCTCTTACCCTGAAAAGCTTTCGAGGGCAAAGCTCGCATATATCGGCTAATGTTACGCCGGTATAGACGTTCACGATTTTGAAGGGATTGTTTTGATCCGGAGTGGCCATGGGTGGTGGTTCGATTGTAACTTTTCTTTTGAACAGGCGAAAATCGTTCAGATCCAGAAACTCCCATGTCAAAATCGAAGTGATGAAAATGACCGCAAGGAGTATCAGGCCGAGCAGGACATTGTTAAGCATTCTTTTTAGCCTCCTTCAAAAGCTTGTCCACGTCGATACCAAGGGAAAGTGCAAGCTTGATTTTCTCAAGTATAACACATTCCGGTGTTGATTTCATCAATTTTGTGCTAGTATCTTGCACTTTATTTTCCCCCTTTGGCTAGTTCATTGATAATTTAGTTTTTCGGCGGCTGGTTGGCTGCCTGTTTTTGTATGTGTGAGGTTCTTATTATGGCAAATATCTGTCCCGTCTGCGGTGGCAAGTTGGGTCTGCTGAACCGCGAGAAGAGCGCGGACGGCCTGATCTGTTCTGGGTGCAGTAACTTTTTCTTTTCAAAATTGGGCATCCGGGCAGCAAAGCAACCGACAGATGCACTTGCTGCATACTGGGTGACGCTGGAACAGCGCCGTAAGACATTCAAGGAAACGGATTCCATCTATGACGGAGATTCTCTTTTCGTGTCCATTGACAAAATCAACCGTCTCTTTTTCTTCGGCCATCGTGGCGGGGATAAAGGCCAGCGTATGATCTACGGTTTCGATGAAGTTTCCGGGTATGAGTCAGATGCGGACGACGTAATGGTCACTCAGTCCGTGGGTGGCATTGGACGTGCTGTGGTAGGCGCTGCCATTGCCGGGCCGGTTGGTGCAATCGTTGGCGCGTCCACTGCCAAAAGCGAGACAAGGAAGGGGCGCAGCAAGGAAAACGTCTCCATCCGCTTTGAGCTCCCTCTTGGGGAGCAGGTTCTGCCTGTCCAGAAGTATCCAGGCGGCATCACGGAGTTTTTGAAGGAATGCGTTTCCGGCAGGCAAAAGGCGTCAGCTTCAACAGGTGCGTCGGGAAGCGTTGCGGATGAGCTGCTGAAATTCAAACAACTTCTCGATCTCGGCGCCATCACCGAAGAGGAATACAACGCAAAGAAAGCGCGACTTCTTGACCTGTGAATTTGTTCACAACCACATTGTACAACCATTTAGTGTATTTGTCAATCAAATTTAATTGCGCAAGAATGCGCTGAAAATTCGACATTTGCGCTGAATCGCGCGATTTGCGCGCGCTTTTAAGCGAAAAACGCGCGGTTTGCATTTGCAATGTGCAAAATATGCACGTTGCTACTGCTTTCCGGTGTCAGGCCGTTGCAATTTTTGCAACAACTGTGCGGCGCACTCACCGCCGGGGCTGGCCGCTGCGGCGCGCAGGGCGTGAAGCCCGGTGATCTTGCGGCTGGCATACATGGCGGCGCGGGCTTGCTGTTCCGGGGTCATATCAACGTAGCAGGCAAGCGCGGCGCGGATGTGGCGACAAAACAGCTGCATCTTATCCTTATCCATAGATCATTCCTCCCAGGGCTGCGGTGTGCGGTCGGTGCCAGTCAGAACGCTGGCGGGCATTCCATCAATGATGGTCATTTCGTTTTTTTACTGTTTCTTTGCTCTAAATCCATTTTGTTTTCCTCCTGATTTTTGGCGATTGTGTCAATCTATGTACCAAATTTTACCATGCGCCAGAGGAAATTGAAATCAGCAATCATTTTGTCGAACGGCGCAGAAAAATTCTGCGTCGTTTTTTGTTTGTTTCGCGCAATATATTTCGAGGGGAAGGACGAGTATGAGTTATTTTACGGCGGCTAAAATTGGCACTGCGCTTGCAAAAGCGCGTGTGGAAGCGGGCTTGAGCCAGCGGGAAATGGCGCACCTGATCGGAATGACCGAGCGCACCGTGCAGAACTGGGAAAAAGGGCAGTCAAGCCCAGACAGTGACGAGATCATGGACTGGTGCACGGCGTGTGGCGTGTCACCCATCACGGTGTTCATGGAGATGCTCCACCCGGATCTGTACAAAGTGCCGGATGACGGCAAGGCCGACGACGAGCTAAATGCGGAGTTGCGCCGTCTCGTGGTAAACCTGCCACCGCTGACGAAAAGGCTGCTTCTCTTTATACTGAAAGGCAGCCACGGCAGCAGCCCGCCTGCGGTGATTTCTGAGATAGCCGCAAATCTGCATTGCCCTCTCAACAATCGCGTCAGCGTTTGCGGAACCATCATCGACCAGTACACCTTTGCCCAGATCAGAGGGCTTGACCCATGCCCGGACGACCCTCAACCGCCCATTGACGATCTGAAGATCCATTACAAAGCCGGGCGCGCTGCCGCTGAAAACGGCGCTCTTGGCTATATAGGGCGACGAAAGGAGTAAGATTATGCAGTGCATCAGATGCAAGCGAGAGATCCCGGACGGCGCTGCATTCTGCCCATGGTGTGGCAAGCGTCAGCCGGAGACCGCACCGCCCGCGCAAAGAAAAAAGCGCCGCCGCCCAAAGGGCAGCGGCAGTGTGCGAAAATTGACCGACTCCCATAGATCCCGCCCGTGGATGGCCAGAACGGGCAAAGGGGAGCTTTTGGGGATGTTCGCCACGTCATCCGAAGCGGTCATCGCATTGGACGAGTACAACGCTAAACATTCGAGCGTCGCGCGGATGCGGTACACCTTCAAGGATGTCTATGAACGATGGAATGCTGTGCATTTCAAGGAAGTGGGCGAAAATGGCCGGTACAGCTACGAGCAGGCATATACAAAGGCCTCTTCCCTCTGGGACTGCGAAATGCGGGAGCTGAAGACCGAGGACTATCAGAAGATCATCACTGAGCTGGCCGAGGCCGGGCTTTCGCGAAGCACCTGTGAAAAGCAACGGCAGCTCTTCAGCCAGCTTTGCAAGTGGGCCATGCAGAACGACATCATTTCAATCAACTATGCGGAGGGGCTGAAGCTGCCCGCTCCCCCGCCCAAAAAGGAACGCACCCTCACAGACGAAGAAATCGCCAAGATTCAGGCTCTTGCCGATGATTGCAGCAAAAACAACCGGTTCCGCTTTACCGCTCAATTTTCCATTGTTCTGGTTTATACCGGGATGCGCATTGATGAGCTGCTTTCCATGCGCCGGGATGATGTGCATTTGGATGCTGGGTATCTGATCGGCGGCGAAAAGACCGATGCAGGCCGTCAGCGCACAATTCCAATTCTCGACCCCATCCGCACCATCCTGGCCGGTTGGATGCTGGATAGCCTGGGCAGCGAGTATCTGCTCCCAACGGCCAACGGGCGCAAGAAGGACGTGAACACGGTCGAGCATTCCTTCCGCCGGATGATGGAGGTCTGCGAGATCAACAAGCCCGACACGCCGAAGGAAAAGCGCGTCACCCCGCATTCTCTTCGCCGAACCGCGGCGACTCGCCTTGTAGAAGGCAAGGCCGAACCAACTGCCGTGCAGGCCATTCTTGGCCACTCCGATTTCACCACCACGGCAGACTATTACACCGCCCACAGCACCGATTACCTGGCCGAAGAGATGAAAAAGTTCAAGTATGTAAAGGAACAAAAAGAGAACAAATAG